CCCGTTTGTAACCTCCCTTCCTGCTCTAACGAATTCTTGCAAAACACGGACTCCAGTGTATATAGCTCCAATAGCTCCTACAAACTTAATCGCTCGAACAACGTACTGTTCTCGCACGTTTTTGGAAACTTCACACAAGGCATCACGTCGGGACAATAACCTTCTCTCAAGTCCTGCATCAACTGTAACCACAAACGCTTTGTAACTAATAGCCAAAGCGACTGTGCTCATTCCAACAACAATCCACGGCATCTTCTTCATGAAACCAAGGTAAATGCTGTGTGAAAATGCCCCAATAAAGCACATACGTGAAAACAGCACAACTTTTGCATTTTGAAGTGCAACAGCCCTTCTGATGGCATACTTACCAACTCGCGTGTCGATCAATGTATCAGGGATATAATCAGTCCAAGTATTAAATACACTCTGTCTCCAATCTTTGAAAAAACAAAAAAGGGCTTGAGTTGAAGCGTGTTCAAAATAAGATATTTCGCCCAAAACGAAATTCTTAACTGATTTGAAATAACCATTAAACCACGAACGCAAAAACCATCCAAGGGTCGAACCGACCAAAGCACCTGACTGTTGTTCGACAGAATCTTCTTCTGAATCAACAACGATATCAGCGCAAACCTTACATTGGTCACACTCAGAAATGAGCGGTAACCCATGTTTGCATTTGGCAATGCGATCAACCACATTCAAACTGCGGCTAAGCAATGCGCGCTGATTAGCAAAATATCTCTTTGAATCATAGCACAAAAACCGAAGATAAGTCTCGTAATTCACATTTTCCATTTTCTTTCCTTCAAATTCAGCAAATTTATAACCAACTTGCTCGGTGTTACCTCTAAAACCTGGTTTAACGAAAGGAACTGTCACAGTAATGTTCCAAACATCCAGTTCATGAGGATCTATATCACTCTCACCATTTTTCCCAAACTTGGCAAAAACTTTAGCCGAATCGAGCTGTATACCGTTAACCTCATCAGAACCATCCGTTCTAAATTCTGGTTTAACTTCCAGTTTAACGCAGATTTGAAATCGGCACAAAACCGAAGATGGACAGTTTGACGTTTCATATGCATCTAATGAAGGATGATTGGTACTCAAAAAGTACACTTTTGCATTACAAGCAATCTTGCCCTTATCTTCGACAGCTGCCATGTTGGCTGAGTATGGTTTTGAATTAACCACATTGATGATGCGTGCAGCGGCTGAAAAAGGCGCAAATTTTGGCTTTTGATTGGCTACGTCGTCGTCTATTATTGCTTGAACATCCGAACGCATGTTTGAATCATATTGATCAGTGTCACTCTGAGTTATAATGACGTTATCTGAAGCCTCAAAACCATTTGCCGACAAAATATATACAACAGAATCACGAGTGAAAGTTGTCTTACCAACTCCACTTGACGCGTGAACCATACCGGCATAAGGTCTGATCCTTTGACAGCTGGCAGCTTGTGTCGCCAAAAATTTGTTGTAAATGTTCTCCAAACTCTCATGATGTCGCTGGTAAAGCACTTTCTCGAATGATCCCTTTTCCAATGTTCGAATAGCTCCTTTGAGCGTGTCCAAACACGTTACAAGACGCTCACGATATTGATCAACTGTAACACCATCTGTCAAATTCTCTATTGAACCATTGGTAGCACTAGCAGCGTTTGCTTTGAGAAAAGATATCTCAATTGCAAGCTCGCTAGACTTGTCGGTCATAAACAATAAAGGACTCAAAGAACGAGTCTCTAAAATCGCGTATCCAACTTCAAAAAAGTAAATAACAGTTTCCATCATGGCATCAAAAACATCAACAGCAGAGACTTGTTTAGCCTTAACTGACTTGGAAAACAATTCAAGATCCCCAATAGAGAACTTGAACTTACCGGGTCCAATGACGCCAAGCAAAACGCATGCACTAAGCAATGTTGACAAGCTCGAACTCAAAGGATGAGTTTTCATCAATTTCCAATTGGTCAAAACGTCTCGAAGCGAATCTGCCCACGATGGGCCACTTGATTGAGGAACCGTAGGACACACAATGGAGCTAAACAGATTATAAATGTGACTCAAATCTGTTTCCTCAGGAAAAAGAGCTCTAACAAGAGTATGTGCTGCGACTATGCGCGCTGAAGTGTCGTCACCAAGGCGCGACATAACGTACAATTGCGCAACAAATAACATCCAATTTATTCAAAAATTTTGAAATAATTGGTGGAAAAGAGTGTGTGGCCATTGCAGCCAATCCAGACTGAGGATCAATTTGTGGCAAGCACACATCAAATCTCTTACTGAATAGCAAGCAAGTGGAGACTCCCATAAAATCTGGGAAAATGTCCATACCACTCTGTGGGAAAAAGGAATAT